TGATGAATTTACAAGAGCTAACTTTAGAAATATCGTAGAACCATTCTTACGAGAAGTACAAGGTAGACGAGGTATCACAGACTTCTTAGTTGTTTGTGATGAAACTAATAACACAGGTGAAGTAATTGATAGAAATGAATTTGTTGCTGAGATTTTTATTAAACCAGCAAGAAGTATCAACTTTATTACATTACAATTCATCGCTACTAGAACTGGCGTCAGCTTTGACGAAGTAGCTGGTGGTTAATAGAAAAGGAGAAATAAAAAATGCCTAATATTAACGACTTCAAAGCTAAACTTGCTGGCGGTGGCGCAAGAGCCAATCAGTTTAAGGTGACAATGCCTTTTCCTGGTTACGCTCAAGTTGGCGGAGAAATAGAAGACCTAGCATTCCTATGTCGTGCTACTAGTATACCTGATATGACTATCGCTAGTGTTAACGTACCTTTTAGAGGTCGTAACATTAAGATAGCAGGTGATAGAACGATTGCGGAGTGGTCTGTTACTGTTTACAATGACACTAACTTTAAACTTAGAAATGCTTTTGAAAGATGGCAAAACGGTATCAACAATATGTCTGATAACGAAGGATTAACAAATCCTGTTGACTATCAAGTAGATGCATTTGTAGATCATTTAGACAGAAACGGTAATACAGTTAAATCGTACACGTTAAGAGGATTATTTCCTACTATCGTTGCGGCTATTGAATTGAGTTATGACGAAGCAACGGCAATCGAACAGTTTGACGTTACTTTCCAATATCAATACTTTGAAACAAACACTACAACTTAATATTTAAAATTAGGGGGCGGCCAAAACCGCCCTCTTAAAACTAGTATAAGTAGTAGTATAGGAGAATAAATTATGGCTGAATTATTTGGATTTAGTATTACACGTGCTAAAAAGCAGACGGATCCAAAACAGAGCTTTACAACAACTCAAGCGGACGATGGTACACAAACTATCGCAGCTGGAGGTTATTTTGGTCAGTACCTCGATATGGATGGTACGGCTAAAAGTGAAGCGGATCTAATACGAAGATATAGAGAAATAGCCTTACACCCCGAGTGCGATACAGCAATAGAGGATATTGTTAACGAAGCTATTGTGTCTAACGAAAACAATGGTGCCGTTAAAGTAGATGTGAACTCATTACCTTATGGTAAGGAAGTAAGACGAAAAATAGAAGACGAATTTCAACACATTTTGAAGTTATTAAACTTCAATACAAAAGGCCACGACATCTTTAGAAGATGGTACGTTGATGGCCGTATTTACTATCATAAGATAATTGATAGAGAAAGTCCTGTAAAAGGAATTACAGAATTAAAATATATTGATCCTCGTAAAGTTAAAAAAATTAGAGAGATCAGAAAGAAAAGACCAGATGGTCCAATGCCATATGGTTTATCAGTTGTAGATGAGTTTGTTGAATACTATCTTTACAACGAAAAAGGAGTAGCTGGTTCTACTTCAGGTATAGGATTAAAAATTGCTCCTGATACAATAGCTTTTGTACCATCAGGATTAATAGACCAAAATAAAAATATGGTCTTATCTTATTTACATAAGGCAATTAAACCAGTTAATCAATTAAGAATGATTGAAGACGCTGCTGTTATATACAGAATAGCAAGAGCGCCTGAAAGAAGAATATTTAAGATTGATGTTGGTAATTTACCTAAAGTAAAGGCTGAACAATATTTAAGAGATGTTATGGCAAGATACAGAAACAAACTTGTCTATGACGCTTCAACAGGAGAAATTAGAGATGACAGAAATTATATGTCAATGTTGGAAGATTTTTGGTTGCCGTCCAGAGAGGGTGGAAGGGGTACTGATATTAGCACTTTGCCTGGCGGTCAGAATTTAGGTGAAATCACAGATATAGAATACTTCCAAAGAAAACTTTACAGGTCTTTAAATGTACCTATTAGTAGATTAGAATCCACATCTGGTTTCAATTTAGGTAGAGCTGCCGAAATCAGTAGAGATGAGGTTAAGTTTACTAAATTTGTACAAAGACTTAGAAAGAAATTTACTGAACTTTTTAATGATTTATTAAGAACACAATTAATCTTAAAAGGTATTATCAATGAAGATGATTGGTACACAGTAAGGGATGCTCTACAATACGACTTCTTACAAGACGGCTACTTTGCTGAATTAAAACAAACAGAAATGATGAGAGAAAGATTAACTCTTGCTACTGAAATGAGAGATTATATTGGTAAATTCTTTTCTGTTGAATATGTTAGAAGAAACGTATTAAGACAAACAAGTAGAGAAATTGAAGATATGGACAAACAAATTAAGAAAGAAATTGACGATGGAATAATTGCTAGTCCAACCGTTCAATCAACAGACACGGAAAATTTATAAAGGAGATAAATTATGGCAGATACAAATGACAACACAAAAAACTTTATTGACCAACTATCAAAAAGTAATAATGCTGACGCTGGAGAAGCGTTTAAATCAGCATTAAGAGATAAAGTAGGTGACGCTTTAGATAACGCTAGAAAAGAAATTGCTGGTAGTATGTTTAGTAAAACACCAGGACAAGATGGCGCTACAAGCTTTAGTGACCCTAAACCAGAGATTGCTGGTACAGGAACATTTGACAGACAAGGTAATGTAATACCAACAGGAGCTAATGCTGCTGATGGTCAAGCTCAAATAGATGTGGCCGCTGATACAGCGACTACTGATGTTGCTGCTGATACACAAGGTGCTGATAATGCAAGTGAGCCGACTAATTAAAGAAAACATAATAATAGATTCTCAATCATTTAGAGATTTAAGTCCTAAAATGAAAGAGGGTGTAAGTGATGTATTTAAATTAGTAGAAAAAGAAACAGGTAATATTATAGACAGATTTGAAAATGCCATTAGTAAAGTGGCAGAATTTCATAATATTAATGTAGAAAAATTTAATGAATATTTTGATAAAGAAATATTAGAACAATTAGGAGAAAAATAAAATGGCAACAGTTATCGCTAAAGGAGAGTTTGTAAACAATCCAAGTGCAAATAATATTGGTAATGCTCAATTTGTGCATTGTGTTGCTACAGGAGCTACTCAATCGGTTGTTGTTAAAAATGCCTCTGGTACAACACTAGGAAACATTTACTTACACGCAGCTGGAGATTCAATTATTATTGAAAAAGCACCGACTGATACAATTACAATTGTTGACGGTCACGCTAGCGCTGTAGGTTCACCAAGAAGTTAATTATGACAATATCTACAACCAAGTTAGTTGATGATTCTTTTAAAATTATTATCAACTCTAATGGTGTAGGTAATGAAACAGATCAAACACTTGTAGATGTTATTAATTCAAATAATGCTTCAAGTGAACCAAAAGTATCAATAGCTAATATACAATATGAAGTTGTTGGTACAGGTGACATAACAATATTTTTTAAGAATGATACAACAAAAAAAGTAGTTATCAATGGTCGAGGTAATTACGGTTTGAAACCAAGTGAAGAAAAAATTAAAGACCCTATAGGAGATATTTTACTAACAAGTGATTCTAATGTTACAAAGTATAATGTAGTAATAGAAGCACATAAAGAATCAGGATACAACTAATGGCTGATACAGTAACAACACAAACAATTGCTGACACATCTGGTGTAAAATTTGTAACTAAGTTAACAAACTTTTCAGATGGTACAGGCGAAACTAATATAACAAAAGTTGACGCTTCGGAAACTACTTTTATGACCGAAGATGGTAACCGAAAGATTAGTAAAATTTGGTATTCAATCAATACATCAAACGGTAAATCAGGTGTTGAGTTAATTTGGGCAGGCGCTACAAATAAAACAGCAGTATTTTTATCTGGTCACGGATATTGGGATTTAAGACCAGCTGGAAATGAAATACCTAACAATGCTACAACAGCAACAGGCGATGTATTATTAAGTACAAAAAACTTTGCTAGTGGTGATAATTATACAATAATTGTTGAGTTTAGGTAAAAACTTGTATAAATAGTAGTAGAGAGAGAACAATGAAATTAATATCCGAAGAAGTACAACACGCCGAGTATCTTATTGAAGAAAATAACGGTAAGAAATCTTATAAGATTAAGGGTGTTTTCCTACAATCAGAACAAAAAAATAGAAATGGAAGAATCTATCCAAAAGAAATTTTGGCTAGAGAAGTGAATAGATACAATAGAGAATTTATCAACAAAAATAGAGCATTCGGTGAATTAGGACATCCAGACGGTCCTACAGTTAATTTGGAAAGAGTATCACATATGGTGAAAAAACTCTATCCTGATGGAAATGACTTTATTGGTGAAGCAAAAATTATGGATACTCCATACGGAAAGATCGTAAAAGGTCTTATTGATGAGGGCGCTCAATTGGGCGTTTCAAGTCGAGGTATGGGTACCTTAATACAAAGAAACGGTTCAAGTTATGTAAAAGATGATTTTTATTTAGCTACGGCCGCTGATATTGTAGCAGATCCTTCTGCTCCAGACGCCTTCGTTGAAGGTATTATGGAAAGTAGAGAATGGATTTGGGAAAATGGTGTACTCAAGGAAAAAGACATTGAAACTTGGAAAAATCAAATTCGATCAGCAAAACAGCGTGCCTTAGAAGAAGCAAAGATAAAAGTCTTCGAATCGTTTCTTAAAAAACTATAAAATTATAAATATACTTACAAAGAAAATTTATAAACGTTTATAAACTTAAAGAGGAGATTTTCAATGGCCGAAACTAAAAAAATTGAGGCGATGGAACAAGAAGCTGTATTAGAAGCTAACGCTGCTAATCCACAAGCTGATGCTCCAAAAAAGAATGCTGTTGCGGCTGAACCTTCTAAATTGTCTAACGAGGCAGAAGATTTAGGTCCAGCTGTAGTTAAATCTACAGACAGTAATCCTGACGCCACAAAGAAAATAAAACAAGTTTCTGACAAAGTATCTCAAAGTGCACAAGTTGGTTCTGAACCATCACACTTAAAGACTGCTAAAGAAGAAACTGAGGCAGATGAAAGTAAATCCGAAGTTAAAGAAGGAGAGATGCCAAAAGCAGCTCTTGACGCTCTGAAAAAATCGCAAGATAAAAAAGAGATGTCACACGAAGACGAAAAGAAAAAAGATATGAAAGAAGAGTCGGAAGACACTATTGACGTATCTGCTGACGTTGAAGCTTTAACTAAAGATGAAGATTTATCTGAAGACTTTAAATCAAAAGCTGCTACTATTTTCGAAGCTGCTGTTAAGGTAAAAATTAACGAAGCTAAAGAGAAAATGGCAAAAGCCTATGATGAAAAACTTAACGAAGAAGTTGAAGCTCACAAAGCTGAACTCGTTGAAAAAGTAGATTCATACCTAAACTACGTAGTTGAGGAATGGATGAAAGAGAACTCTATCGCTATCGAAAGAGGGATCAAAGGCGAGATCGCTGAAGACTTCATTTCAGGTTTAAAGAAATTGTTTGAAGACCATTACATTGACGTTCCAGATGAGAAATACAATGTATTGGAAGACCAAGCAAACAAAATTGAAGAGCTTGAGAAGAAACTTAACGAACAAATCGAAAAGAATGTTGACATCAACAAAACAGTTGGCGAATTAAAAAGACAAGACATCATTGATGAGGCGTCTGCTGATTTAGCTGATACTGCTAAGGAGAAATTCAACAAACTGGCTGAAGAAGTTGAGTATTCAAATGAACAAGACTTTAGAACTAAAGTAAAGACTATTAAAGAGTCATATTTTGGCAAAAAAGTCGAAGCTAGTGGTAATGAGATAGATAATGTAGCGGCAGGCGAATCTTCACAACCTGAAGATTTATCTAATGCTATGGCTGCTTATACCGCCGCTATAAGTAAAACAAAA